GGACGAGAAAACTTCCAACCTCCAGGGGTCCTACCAATCAGCGACAATTGATAGGACAGCACACCCGCGAGAGAACGGCAACGCCCATAGGCCGCTCCGTACACAGCGTGCTCCTCAGCCAGTTGAGTGGAGCTGACATGAGCCTCGAAGCCCTTGCCGTCAGCCTCAAACACTACACAGCCCTCGAAAGCGCTAAACTTGCGGGCGATGAGGTTCGCCCTAGCGCGCGGAGAGAGCCCCTTAGCAACGACTCTGGTGGAACCAAACTTGGCCAGGTGCGCCCCCAACCAAGCCGGTTCACGGCCCTTGAAAAACCACTTGAGCGTGAGACGACCCCACAGCCAATGCTCAAAAGGTTTCAGCCAAGATGCCAGGACCAAGTTGTACCTAGGACTACGCGGAAAAATCATCCTAGGTTTGTGGAACTTGTCCAGGTTTATCTTCTCAGCCTTCAGAAAGGCGTCGAGACGAGCGTCTCGACTGGACAAAGGCCCGTCCTCCCGAAGGGACCTTTCTGCTTCAAGATACCTACGACGCATTGCACCTGTATAAGACTGCGCCGTTTCCAGATAGGACCACTTATAACCGCAATAACGCCCGGCCAGAATCCTCAGCGAACGAAACGTCCTCGAGAAAGCTGGCCCCACAGGGCGATCATCCGGCCAGGGCAAAGGTCCCAACACGCGGTAAAGAAGAGCCGCGCGCTCGTTGCAAGGGCAGTTGGAATGGACGCCGGGTACCCAAGTACCCTCCAGCCCCGACGTCCATGCCACCCGCATTTTCCGCTTGTGATGGTCAGCGACCATGTCCCCGTGAGCCTCCAGACAGGCATCCCCCCTCAGGGGTGGAGCAGTGTTCCCAACGCACTGCCCCTCACAGGTCCACACACGGGCCTAAGCCCGGTGCCACCAGCGGGGTGAACCCGGCCCGAGATCCTCAAGAGTCTCCGCCAAAGCGGCCTCTTGACAGGGAACCTCTAACGCTAACCTCATCGCAGACGCAACAACGATGAAGCCGAGGTCCTTAGGTAGACCTTGGCGCTTAACCCAATCCAACGCCCTAAGGCGAAGAGCTGAGATGAGCACAGCGTCGCGTTGCCGGAGCAACGCATAAGCCGATAACTTCGATAGGAGACCCGGGAAGCAAACTTCCCTCGAACCGTCCGAAAGCTCGATGAGATGATAAGGCTCATCGACCTCCTCACGAAGTGAGCCCTCGGATAACCGAGAGCAACGAACAACTCCTCCACCAAGGAGTCTTGCCCCGTCCTCAAAATGAGAAAGGATAGAATTGACAGCAGCCGGGTGCCGCGGAGAGGGGAGGTCTGGTGTCCACCGCCCTCTCAAAACGAAACCCAAACTGCCGCGCTTCAATCCAAGTCGGGAAGCACAGCGGTTAACCCACCGAGCCCGACGACGAAACCTCACGCACGTAAGATGCGCGGAGACCGGCGCATTCCGATTCACACCGGAACCACCAGCCTCAGTGGGAGCTTGGTAAACAGGTTGTCCGTCAGTCCTGCTCACCACCGTGTTACCGGGAACACGGGGAAGACTCCTGGTCAGCCACCCAAAGACCAGGCCGCGTGGAGTCTCTAGTACCAGCGAGAGCACTAGAGCTGAGGCCCGCGAAAGCCGCAGTACCGCCGAGGCGGCGAGAAACGAGACCGAAAGAACACAGAGAACCGCGAGGAAACCGAGGAGGACCAAACGCCAGCGTCGGGAGGGGTCATCGACAGCAAGCCGGGCTTCCACAAGGAAAGCCCACCACACAGACCACAAAGGGTCCACGCGGCCGGCCCCGAAAGGGAGCCGAACCTGTAAGGGGCGCGCAACACCTCGATCGACCAAAAGCCCATCAAGGAGAGCAACCAACCACCCGGGCCTCGCTGCACCGGACGGCAGTCCCAACAGGCACAAAACCTGAGAGACGCCCAGCCAGGCCCGAAGACCCAGCCACGAAACACCAACCAACAACCAACGGGAGGCCCAAGACGCAATTAAATGTTCTAGGCTCATGGGAATCTAC